ACTTTTAATGTCAACAGAATCGTCAACGCAAGCGCCAATCAATATAGTAGGGTCTAGCACATTTGGTGTATGGCCTAAGATTTCGCTTGAAAAGACCTACAACATGTATATCTCAGATGGTTGGATGATTTCCTTTCCTGGCTATAAGAAAGTTGCGCTGGCATCCCTGACCGGAGAAGGGAGGGCAATCTTCCGTTCTGTTCGAGGTGGATTTTTAATAGCCGTTATTGGCTCTGCGGTGTATAGATTAAATGCCAATCTGGCCCCTATATTTATTGATTCTATAACTACATCTCGTGGGGAAGTTTTTATAGACGAAAACTTAGAGGGTCAGATAGTCTTGGTAGATGGTTTGAATGCCTACATATATTCGTACACAATTAACCCTCCTTCCGATTCATTTAATGTCCAGATTTTGATGGACGAAGACAGCAATGTTATAACTCCAGGATATGTTTCCTCTCATAATGGATTATTTTTAATAGCTTCTGCCATACAGAGTATCAATAACCAGAATTGGTATTCGTTTGAATTTGAAACCTCAACATCAATTATAATTAACTCAACGCAATCTATATCTACCAAGCCAGATAGCGCAATAGCCGTCAGACGCGTTCCTGGGCGTGGTAACAATGTGATCGTTCTTGGGCGTTCCGTATCTGAAATATGGACGTTTACCGGCGCTGAGCCTGTTGGGGGTGTAGATAGAGTTTATACCAGAGTATCCTCTTATAATATCGATAATGGTTGTATTTCAATCTCAACGATTGCGGCAGGCGAAGATACGATAGCGTGGCTAGCTGTCAATGAGGCTAATAGCCCTGTCATTATGGTTACCAATGGCGCTGAGACCAAACAAATATCGACGGATGGCATAGACCACCTGATGGAGACTATTCAGTACCCTGAACAATCTACAGCGTTCTTCTTTAGGCAGAATGGTCATTTGTTCTATCAGCTTACATTCTTTAATCCAGTTGACAACCTTACATTGATACATGATTTTAACAATAATCAGTTCTTCCATCTGTCTGATGAGAATCTCAACTACCACATAGCAAGAGACGTGGTTTACTTCAATGAGAAGTCTTACTTCATATCCTTGAAGGATGCTTCAATCTATGAGATAGGCGATGAATTTAACACGTATAGCTATTCAACCGATCCAAATGATGAAGGCCTAGCAATCCCAAGAATAAGAATATGTAAGCCAGTGAGAAATGAGGACAGCAAAACATTTAGATGTGGGATGTTTACATTCTGGATAGAGCAAGGCGTTAATGACTTTTTTGAAGAAGAGTTTTGCGATGGATTACTTATAAGCGAAACCGGAATCCAGATTATAAGTGAAACCGGCCTTAATATGCTTGATGAAATGGGTTCGTGCAATTTCTTTGAGAACAGGCCTGCCGTGGATATGTCATTTTCTAAGAATGGCAACCAATCTTTTAGCAATGTAGTCAGGCGTGAACTAAACCCTATGTCGCACTTTAGGAACCAAATACGCTGGCATAGAATGGGTCAGGCAAATGAATTTACAATACAGCTTAGATTCTGGGGATTTAACAGATTTGTCACCCATGACGGAACTTTGGAAATATATTAATGGCAAATACACAGATACCTAGCTTACCTCCTTTCTTCAATATGGCTTATACTGATGAGAAGGGACAATTAACGGTTAATGCTCAACTGTATAATGACTTAACGTACCAGATATTGAGCCAGGTAGTAGAGTATTTTAACACCGGACTCCAGCTTCCTAGGAAAACAACAGCGGAGATAACCGTGTATAGAGATGACCAAAATATCCCAATCGGAACACTTTGGTATAATACAGATATAAATAAGCTCCAATTCAAGTCGCTGCAGGCAATCATAATGCCGCCGACGCCAGGAGCGATAGAAACGGTAACCAGCACTTAAGTAGCGAGAACTTAAAAGGAATTAATTATGTGGCCATTCAGTAACCCAAGAAACGCAATGGAAGATGCAATGCCCTATCTAGACAAGATAGAGCCTATGTTAACTGAAAACTATAGCCCATATCTCCAAGGTGGTATGGACCCGTCTTCGCTTCAGAATCAATGGATGAGCGATTTCAATCAATCTCCTGGCCAAAAAATGGCTATGGATGCAGCGCTCAGGCAGCAAAGAAATTATGCTAGAGGCCAAGGCATGATGGGCACGCCTAGCCAGCAACTTGGCGGTGGACGACTTGCGGCAGCCTTACAAAGCGATCAAATGCAACAATACTTTAATAATAATAAGAGTTTGTTTGATACCGGGCTTGGCGCTACCCAAGGTTATACGGGCGATTTATCCAACCTATATGGAACAGAATCTCAGTTAGCCTACAACAATGCTAGAGAAAAGAATAAAGGTTGGAACGATATCCTTCAGGGCCTTCTACAAGGCGCTGGTGGCGCAGCTATGGGTTACGCCGCTGGAGGACCAGGAGGAGCTGCTTTAGGGGCTCTAGGTGGTTTTTCAGGCGGTTATGGAGGAGGCGACAAAGGTGGATTTGATCTAAATAGGTTTGGTCAACTGATTAGGGATTCAAAGAATGCCAATGGAGACTGGTGGTGGAATCAGCCTAAAAGCCAACCCTCTAATGCAAATGGATTTAATTTATTCTAAGGAGGCAAGGAATGCCATTTCAGCCAATTAACTTTGCAGCCATTGATCCCTTAGGAAAGCCTTGGGCTGCTAATTTTGCTAAAAACCTCCAAGAAGGTATGAATACCTATAATCTGCCCCAAAAGCTAATGGGTGAAAGGGAACAGATGGCGTTGGCTAATGCGCTGCAAAGGGAAAATGTTCAGCAGGCTCAGATGAGAACGCCATTTACATCTCAACAGCAAGCGGCAGATTTAATGTATAAGATTGCGCGCGCAAAAGCAGCGGAACAACAATCAAATATGCCTTTTGGGGGACAACTAAGCGGCGTTGCAAGAGAGGCTTTCGGATTAGAACTTTTGAAGCAACAATTTGGAGCTGATAGCGAAGTATACAAGAACGCTGCAAAAAGATATCAAGCTGACCTGGATGCATCTAATGTTTTAAATCATTACAGGCAGACATTGGCTGGTTCTACAGATAAAAGGGCATCAACTGCACTCGGAAAAACAGAAATGGAGATATCTGACATAATGAATCGTCAGGATATATCTCCAGATGAAAAAAGAGCCATCCTTGGAAGATATGAGTTATCACGGCAAAAACAAATATCGGATCAAGACGCCAGAAAAAGGGCTTTATTTGCATCAAATGTCGACAAAACCCTAGACAATATTAATCCTAAAGATTTGGTTCAATATGGTGGTGTAAAAGGACAAGCCAAGCTTCAGGTCGACAAACTGAAAGCTGCCACTGGAAACGCAACAAAAGAATATATCAAATATCAAGATGCGCTAACGGGTGCCAAGCTCTTGTCAAAACAAATCAGGCAATTCTATGGTGACTCTATCACGCCACAAGTTCAGGAACAGCTAGCTGAAATGGTTAACCCGGCAACATGGGCAAATAATCCAGAAGTAGCTTTGAAAAAATTTAATCGCTTTAAAAATATACTGCAATCTGAAACTGAGACTTACAGGAACGCATTGAAGGATACAAAAGAATTCAATTCCAGTGATCAAAAAGAAAACAATATGGAGTTGTTAAAAAAACAAAGAGCTATGGCAGAAGCATTGAAGAAGCAGCAACCAAGCATGATCGGCGAAGATAAAAACAAATCGGCAAATCCTGTCAAAAGATTCAAGTACATTAATGGAGCATGGGTAAATGCCTAAAATATTTGAGTTGCCGAATGGAATAGAGCTGGAACTTCCAGATGATATGCCTCCTGAAGAACAAATGAAGGCTGTTAACCAATTTATGGCTCAAAATATGCCGCAACAACCTGAAGCGCCATCTAAGGGGCCCCTATCTTATGAGAATCCTGAGGATGTAGGGCGTGCAACTGGTGGAGAAAGATTATTGAAGGGGCTTCTTAGGCATGGGCCTGAGTTAGCTGCATCAGTATTGGTTCCAGAAGTGCCGCTTGTGGGAGCCTTATCAAAAATACCTGGCTTAGCCAAAGCATTCCAAAAAATTCCAACGGCAGCTAAATATGGCCAGAGCATTTTAGGTAACGCGTTATCACAAGGCGGTGTTGCAGCTGCATTTAATCCAGAAACAGCAAAAGAGAGCGCGTTGATGGCTGGCGGCATAGCGGGTCCCATATCAGGATTAGCCCAAGTAGCTCAATCAGCTAACCCGTATGCAAGATTGGCTGGAAGATTAGGGATGGGCACAGCAACGGGAGGCTTAGCTGGGCTTGCTGCCCATAACGCCCCTTATGGAAGTTATACAGCCTTACCAGCTGCCCTAGGTGGGGCTTACTTGGGTTTCAAAGGTGGTCCTGCCACTAGATTTGAAAGAGACCTAAGAGCTGGACTAGAAGGCTCAGAATACAAACCTGCCATGGAGGCTGCTGAAAGATTAGGCCTTGATTATTTAACGCCTGCGGAAGCATCAGGCAATCCTTTCCTAGGCGCTCAACAAGGGAATATTGGTCGTACACCTGAAGGTGCTCGTGAGTTGTATACACGCGGTCAATCTAGGCTGGAATCTGAACGCAATTCTATAGAAGGCTTGTTTAAGACAATTTTTAATCCAAAAGAGCAAAAAGGACTTATGCAAGATTTATATAGTGAATCTTACAAGCATAATGTTCCGGACGCTTTTTCAGAAAAAATGGGCCAAAATGAAGTAGTTAGACGTGCAAAATCTTTATTGGAAAAGAATTCATCTTTTAGAGAACAGTTGAAAGGCGTTAATCCAAATAGCCTTGAACATTGGGACCTATTAAAAAGAGCCACTGATGACATGTACATGAGGGCTATAAATAAAGGATCTAAGAATGAGGCAAGAATAATAAATAAAGCCAGAAAAGAAATAACAAATGAATTAGACAAAGTTGGGTCTTACAAAGATGCCAGATATTTATCAGAACGAGAAAAAACTAGAGAAGGGTTAGAAAAAGCCTTCAATAAAAAAGAAATGACTGGCATGAATATGTACAACGTTCTTAAGGATAAGAGCAAGTTTGATAAACTTCAAAAAAACCTTCGTGGCGTTCCCGAGGCTCAACAAAGACTAGAAGATATGAGGACGGCATTCAAAAACATCATAACCACTCCTACAGCGAGAAGTGCTAGCGCCTTAGAAAAGACAAGTATGACAAAACCAAGAAGCGATATGGGTGCATTGATGATTTCACTAAAAGAAACCTTAACCGCTGGTAAGTTTGATAAGAATGCAGTTGAATTGCTAACGAATCCTAAATGGGAAAAAAAATTAGAGGATTTAGCCAAAAAGGCGACTCCAACTGAGAAAAGAATATCTAAGTTCATAGATCTATTAGGAAAAGCATCTGCTCAAACGGCGGCTAATCCTAAGTTAAATATTAACTTTAGATATAATGCAGACATTCCAGAAGATGATGAAATGGACTTTGAATATGAGGACGTAGAATAATGGCACTAGATCCGCACTATATAACCGATGGGCCCTTAGAAGAGGCATTCCTTGATAAGTCGTCTGGCTTACCTTTAGCTGGTGGTTTTATATATTTCTTTCGAGACGCCTCTAGAATAACACCAAAGACAGTATATCAAATGACAGGTTCGCCCCCTGATTATACTTATGTTGCTCTTCCAAACCCCATCGAATTAAGTTCAATAGGCACTGTTCAAGATGCGGGTGGAGATAATGTTGTTATATATTATTACCCTTGGCTAGCTGATGGTTTGACGCCAGACCTATATTACATAGAGGTTACTGACTCAAATGGTGTGGTTCAGTTCACGCGAGAAGCTTGGCCAAATGGAATTATTGCAAATGAAATAATTTCAGACTCGACGCTTCCGGTTCAAAACCAAATAGCTAACCCTCAGTTCACAAATGTTCTAATAAACTATGTTCCAGGATTAACGCCACCTACAACCATGTTTACAGTCTCTGGCTCAAACCAGACCTTCGCTGTTGCTCCTGAATGGAACTTCCTAGCGTCAGGCTCAGGCACTATTACAGTTCAGAGAGTGGCTCTGGCGGGTGTAACTCAGGCCCCTACAAGCCCTCCCTACGTTTTGGATATTCAGGTGAGTTCTGGTGTATCTCCGTGCTATTTAGTGCAAAGATTTTATAGGAATTCTGGGCTATGGACGAGCACGGCAGCTGAAAATATATTTTTATCTACGAGCCTAACAGCAAAGAATGTTACCTCTCAAGATACATCAATACAGATGTATTACAACGCTTCGTCAGGAACCAATACGCTGATAAGTATATTTGATCAAATTATTCCCGCATCGTCTGATTTTATTACCTACAATGGTTCCAGTGGTTTGGCTATCCCCGTGTCCGACGATACAAACTCAGGAACAAGCGGGTATGTAGATATTTACATATCATTCCCAATTAACGCACACGTGCAAATTAGTAGTATCCAGGTAGTTCCTACATTCAATGCTGTAGCTGCGGCTAATTTTGCTTATGATGAGGCGTCTGCTAATAGAGATGAGGCTCTTCAAGGAAGTTATTATCTACCTAGGGTTACAAAGTCCCCGATACCTAGCTTGTTAACTGGATGGGACTTTGCGCTTAATCCTGCTCAATTTGGAGCTACTCAGACCATAACGGCTGGAACGCCTGCCTATGTTTGGGACCAAACCATTTGTAGTAGCGTTGTGGGAAATATAGCTGTGGCGAGAAACTCAGTTACTAATGCCATTCAATTTACGCCATCGTCCGCTAATGATGCTTTGTGCATGATCCAATATCTAACCTTAGCAGAAGCTAAAGAGATGCTATTCACGCGCCTTAGTACCAATATATCGGCCTACTTAGCAGCTGCCGCTGGTGTTGTAACGGTTAGAGCGTATCTATTTGTAGGCACATCTGCTTCAACAGTTCCTATTCTTCCTTTAATGGTGGGCAGCCTAGATGCTTTGGGCAATTATACGGTTACAGCATCTGGGTGGACAGCTATTCCAAGAAGCGGACTAGACACACCAAGAGCCCAGTTAACTGCCAACAACCCAACGGTCAACAATGATATTCAGTTCTCTGGATGGGAAATAACGCAATCTGCTCAATTTAATGATACAAATAAGTTTGCTATGGTTATCACATTTGGATGGACTACAGTTCCGGTCATTAATGTAGGATCTATATCGCTAAATAAAGGCGATCTTCCTACAAGGCCAGCTCCACAAACTAGGAGCGATGTATTGGCCGAATGTCAGTACTATTACGAGAAAAGCTACGACAATGCGGTTACGCCGGGAACTTCATCTACTAATAGCGCTTTGATGTCTCAACTATTTGCAGAACAAACAGGTGGTAGTAGCTCATTCATTTTGGCTAGAACATTCAATTTTAGATATAACACTCATAAGAGAATAGCGCCTACGATTACTGTTTATTCAACAGATGGGACTTCAGGAAGTGTTCTGGTACAAGAGTACTATCAAGGTGGGCAGCTTAATTCTGCAAACTTTGTTTTGGCGTCATGGTGGACTGCTATAAATGCAGGTACCAAGGGGATAACTTATAGATCAACAGCTAACACCTTCATGTTCCAGCAAGTAGGTGGAGGATGGGATGGAACTTCTGAAGCTTTCGTCTTGTTCCATTTCACTGCTGACTGTAGACTAGGTATTATATAGATTAAATATAAAGGGAACTTAAAATGGCAACACCTTACGTAGCTCAACAAACCGTAACAGATTATGGCCTTAGATTTGCTGACATAAAATACAGCGCAACTCTTGCCATTACTACCGATACGACTTTAACTGTCCCAGGAAATGTTCCTCGTTATAAGGCATTGATTAAGTGTATGCCAGCAGGCCAGGTTTGGGTTGCAAACAATGCAACAGCTGCAGCTCCTGCTGGGAGTTCATTTGCATCTACGACATCTGAATTGCTAACTGCAGACTATCCTTTATGTAGAGAAGTTGTAGCGGGAGATGTGATTCACTTCTTCAGCAGTACAGCTACGACAAATGTGAGCGTAAGCTTTTTCGCTCTAGGAACCCCTAACTAATCTAACTAATTGGAGGCCAACGGATGGCCGATATAAAATTTAGCCAGTTTAACGTCGGTAATGATTGCCAAGTAGGCGATATCATCGTTGGTCTTAGAGCTGGAAGCAATTATCAATTTACCTTCCCAGGAACCGGAATACAGGATTCGAGCGGCAATTTTTTACTAGGGTATACATCTCCGGGTGTTGGCGCAATAAACCATATATCCATCGAGAATGCAGTTACCTCTACTTCTCCTTCTATATCGGTTCAAGGAACAGATACTAATATTGGTCTTACTTTAAGAGGTAAGGGAAGCGGGAGTATTTCTGTTAATAACGTATTTATAGATTCCAGTGAAAATATTACAAATGTAGCTTCAGTTACCTTTCCAGGCGCTAGCAGCGGACAGGTTTTATTACAAGCTCAAGCTGCAGCAGGGTCTGCAACAGTCGATTTGCCCAATACATCTGGTATATTAGCCCTTCAGAGTTCTTTACCTGTACTTCCCTTGTCGTTAGCTAATGGTGGAACAGGTGCCTCTCTAAGCCCCTCTGATGGGGGTATTTTTTACTGCGGCACATCCACTGGCGCAATTCTGGCTGGAACAGCTACGGCGAACCAGGTGCTCTTATCAGGGAGTTCTACGGCGCCATCTTGGAGTACGGCTACGTATCCAACGGCAACAACTGTAAGTCAGTTACTATACAGCTCATCTTCAAATGTTATTTCTGGATTAGCAACTGCTAATAGTAGTGTTTTAACCACAAATTCATCTGGGGTGCCGACGTGGTCAAACTCCATGACAAATGGTCAAGTCATTATTGGCGCAACAGGATCTACACCTCAGGCAGCTCTTCTAACTGGGGGCCCAGGCATAAGTATAACTCCTGGCATAAATGAAATCACTATAAACTCTACGACAGGTGGCGGAGGTATTTCTTGGTCTGTTGTATCTGGAACAACCCAATCGGCAGATGCTGGAAATGGATATATAACATCTAATAGTTCTCTAACAACTGTTTCATTGCCCCCCTCTTGTCTTCCAGGAGATTTAATTTCTGTTCAAGGTCAAGGGTCAGGTGGCTGGCTTATACAAGCTAATACAGGGCAATTCATCCATATCGGAGCAACAGCTAGCATGAGCGCTGGCAGTGTGGCATCCGCTAATCGATATGACGCTATAACATTGGTTTGTATAGTAGCCAATACGGATTGGGCTATGTATGGACCTGTTTCATCGGGATTTGTTATTTCTTAGGGAATTTCTTAAAAGGATTTTTAAATGTCTACAAATAATGCTCTTAATACAAATACAGTCCCGTTACCAGGTTCATTTGGTGGCACGGGGGTCAATAACTCAACAAGCATGATAACCATCGGTGGAAATGTTACGTTTTCTGGAGCCCATAATTTTACGGGGACCCTCACAGCAGACACTACGGTGACCTTCCCAACTTCCGGAACGTTAGCTACCACAGCAGGCGCTTCTGGTATAGTAAGCAGCGGAACAGCTAATCAACTTACATACTATGCAAGCTCGGGAACAACTGTTTCAGGGCTCGCGACTACGGCCAGATCTACTTTGACTGCAAATTCTTCAGGAGCACCTACTTGGACTGCTATGACGGATGGTCAAGTTATC